CAGATAATCTGTGGAGAAAGGAGAGATCATGGACAACGAAAGAAACAATGAGAGTAAATTGTCTCACCCCGCCTTGGAGATACAAATCTTTCTGAGGTCGTCGAAACTCACACTTAAGCAACTGACAGCAATTTCCGTATCCTTACGGACCCTACTGGGCAGCTCTAAGGTGGTGGTTGTTGAGACTCAGGTGACTAGTACTGAAAATGCGGAGAAAAGACTCTTTACTATCAAAGAATCCTACGAAAGCCAGGATTGATCTCGACTCTCCGGAATAAATGGGCACTGTAAACCTCTTGGGGCCGTGGATCGGTTCCCTGTCTTCTCGACACATCCGAAAGGAGCATCGAAAATGGAAGTTATAACTTCCGAAGAACAGGGTCTTATCCTAAGTCGTTCTAGGTTAACAGGGGTACCTCCAGAAATCTCGGAACCGATCATTGCTTTGTTCTTTAAGTGGTGTGAAAGCTCTGGGATAGAGTGGTCAGTCCAACGTTTGAAGGCTGTAAAGATCGACTTCCTTCGTAAGAAGGCGGGACTTCCTAAGTCTTCGCAGTGGATTAAACGGGGACCAGGACATCAATATTTCGGTGGCCCTTTTGGGGCATTGGAAAACTGGTGTTTTGGACATAAGTCTCGGTTCTCTCGAACCGTGGCCCTTCTTAATCTATATACTGCACTTTTTGCGCCTGGTGTTACTACAAGTCAGGCCAAGAAGTTCGTTGCTGGTGTTACGTCTAAACCCGTGACACTTCCACCCAATATCATCGAACAGATGAATATTGGTGTTCAGCTATCTGGTCTCAAACCGGTGAGGAAACTTCCGGCATTTAGACCCTTGATTACCTTTCAGGCCTCTCCAACCAAAAGAGCGCCAACCCTTTGGGGTAGCGTTCCGGAGGATGCAGGTGTGATCGATAGTTTGGCTTATCTCAGCTATGGAGCTGGGCTTCGTCATCTTCTCGACCATATCGAGTTCTATCGCCCTTTGTTACAGGGGCTGGAACCCGAGACTGATTGGCTAGTGCAGAGCTACACCGCGGTTGCCATTAGGAGTAATCCTATCCCTGAGAAGGGAGTCTTCGAGGTGGGCCGAATAGGCCTTATCCAAGAAGCTGGTTATAAACTGCGTGCTGTTGCTAACCCTGGTCGCGTATTTCAAAGAGTCTTGGAACCCTTTGGTAAGGTTCTGTTCTCAATGATTAAATCGCTTCCTTGGGATTGCACTTTTGATCAAGAAAAAGCTGATATTGCTATACTTGATCGGTTGCGGACCGGGAACAAAGTTCATTCAGTTGACCTGACTGGTGCAACTGACTATTTCCCTCTAGATCTTCAGAAGATTGTGCTTTCGCATGTCTTCAAAAAGTTCCCACACTATGTAACTCTCTTTATTGAGATTAGTAGAGGTGAGTGGTCAGCCCCTAAGGGTTTCCCGCGTGAATTTCTTTCTCAACATTCTACTTTGGCCTGGACTAAGGGTCAGCCTCTTGGGCTGTTTCCTAGTTTTGCGTCATTTGCTATGACCCACGGTATCCTATTATTAGGACTGTTAGGTCGAGAGTACGATGGTGAGTTCTTCATTCTTGGTGACGATGTCGTCATTTTGGATGATGACCTTTATGAGAAATACCGATCTGCTCTGGTTACTCTTGATTGTCCTGTTTCAGAAAGTAAAACTCTTAGTTCTTCAACTCTCGCTGAGTTTCGGAGTGCGCTCTATACAGAGAACACTGTTATCCCGCAACATAAGTGGAGACGGTTATCTGACGATTCCTTTTTGGACATCGTTAAGAATAATCCCTATTTATCTCCAATGCTTCTTCCTCGTCAGAGGAAAGTTTTGGAATGTATCTCAGGATTGCCGGTAGAATTAGGAGGTCTTGGATGGAACCCTTCGGGTTTAAGCCTAAAGGACCGCCTCGAACCTTTCTGGTCAGTGATTTTGAAAGAGTATGTACCTGTTGACAGATTAATGAGCTACAACAGCTTGGTTACTAACCTACTTTATTCAAGTAAGGTGTCGTACCTCGCTAGTGGATCCTTACGTCCTGAAAGGGACTTAAAGGATCAAGCCTTCGACCAGAAGGCTATAGCTTACGTCCGTGACATCCTCGGAGGCGAGTTTATGCCTCTTTATGATATCATGGGCCGGAACCTTGATAAGGTTGTCGATGGAAACATCGATATACCGATTCTCGGAACCGATAGTCTTAAACGGGTCTCAAAGTTATTGCAATGGGAAAACACTCTCAAGGCTATTGGCCTCCTTTCCTAATAGAAAGTGCTGATTAACCCTCGCAGCCAACAATGGCTTAGCTTATGAC